TTAAACCTAGAAGGAGGAAGAAATCTCATCAATGGTGGGAGTCTCCTTGGATAGATTATGATGATCCACGAAACCGTTATTATGAGAAAAAATGAGAGCATGACATCATCAGTGGTCAGAAGATAAACTGTCCACTGAAATTGGCACAAGGTATTAAATAGTCTATAATAAGGACATCCAAAAGAGGTAATTCTCATGAAGTGCGAAGTCAAACTGTATGTTGCAGGAACCGTCTTCCATGAAGAAGTTTATGCAAAGGACTATCAGGAGGCAAAGCAGGTTGCACTGGCACGTAACCCTAATGCTAAGGTAGTATCTGTGAATGCCAAGTTCTAAGCAATATAAAGGTCAACCACAAAGAGACTGGACTAACAAGCAATGGTTACAACATGCATGGGTTCAGTCTCATAATCCTTGGATAGATGATGAGGATAGAGAATATTGGAGAGATAAAATAAAGGAGTTGACAGAATGAGAATGAACAATGAAACTAAGATATTATTTGCCCTTGAACATGTTGCACATTTAGAAGATTTATTTGAAGAAAACGAATGGGAAAACTATCTCATTCATCCATTATCCACAATTAAAATTGAATTGGAGAGGCAACTAGGTAATGAACGAGCAAGAAAAACCAAAAAGAAAACGAGGGACTGATTATAGGAAATTCTATACATGTCCCAATAAAGGCATCCTAGATTCTGTATGTGGCAGACCTGAGGGTTACATTACCAAAGATGGAATGTGGGCAGCAGTACCTATCATGGGTAGTAAGAAACTACAAATTATTAACAATGGCAATTTCGTTCATGTAGCAAGGAACTATGACTCTGCTAAAGCATACATACTGAGAGAAAAAAAGAAATCTAAATGAAAGATCAGAACCCTATTACCGAGAAGGAAACCTATATAGAGAAGAGGGGTAGAGCAAAGAGTCTGTTTTTAGAGTCATTATTGAAACCAGATAATGAATTACGCTCTTGCTCACACAATCAAAAGTGTTATAATGAGTTGATTGAAATAAGGGAAGAAATAATAGAATATGTGAGGAAAATGGAATGAACCCAGTTACGGACATAATTTTCACCATTTCTTGGTTTGTTCTTTTGGTATGGGCAATACGTTCAATGTCAAAGGGATGGGGTGCAATGAATACCGACATAACAACATATAACAAAACAGTAACTAAACCTATACATCCAGAAATGGTTGATGTAAAACCTGGTGAAGAATTGATGGGTGTAACATTTAAGAAGCAAGAACCTGATGAGTTACAACAATCACTTCAGGCACGTATAGAAGCATTAAGTGAAGATATTGAGGATGAAGATGAGGATGATGGTGGCGGAGATGTCATTGTAAGAGTATGATACTAGCAGATGCTTTAATATGGGGATGAAAAAACTTTGGAGAACTTGGAAGTATGCATTGGGGAGTTTCTCTGATGTTAAGACCAAGAGTTATGACAATCCTATTGTCATTGTACGATCTTTCGTGTTGCTTACTTATCTCATTACTAATTGTTTCATCGTTGCGGGGGTCATAAGACATTGGAATTAAAAGATGTAAATGTCCATAAGGTTTTAGATGAAATCCGCCCTTATATTGAGGCAGATGGTGGCATCTTAGAATATGTTGCAATAGATTATCTTAAAGATGGTCCTATTGTTATGGTAAGAATGTTAGGTGCTTGTGCAGGATGTGCTATGAGTGCCCAGATAATGACTATGGGTATTGAGAAATTAGTTAAGGAAAGATTCCCTGAAGTTCAGAGGGTTATATCAGTATGAAAAAACCCGAACCTGTTAAATCATTTAATGGTATCAGTGTTGCTTTATTGCGTGGAGCACTGGGAAAACATTATATGAAGGATTGGACTCCAGAACAAATAAAAGAGTATAAAGATTGGGTAAGTATAAACTCGTAGGCATTTATTTTTGTAAAACCGTACTTGCAATTGTGTTGATTTTATGATAAATAATAGGGAGAATTAAAAGGAGGACAAGATGATTTAAACTCCTTTGTTATGCGTTAGATTATGATGTATTGTTGCAGGAGACACGATTATGCACAACTTAATTCCATTTAATCAGTTAGCCGGAGAGGAAACTCTTCAGACAGATAATGATTTAATCAACGAGTACTACGAGTGCCTAATCGAGTGTGATGAAAGTCAATCGGTTTGTAAACAAATCTGTAAGGAGGTTCTAATTTAGGTTTAGAGTCTATTTGTAGTTTAGTAAGAGTTTAAAACATGCTACCATATTCACATCCACCTTAATTAGTATTAATAACAAAATTTAATAGCAAAAAGATACCCTTGACAAATGTTACAGTCAGGGGTATTATATTATTTGGAGGAATTTAAAAATGAGAGATTTTGTAGAATGGGTTAAGAGTTTATTTTCTGGACAAGTACCAGAAGAACCAAAAGACTTTATACTGTCTAAAATGGAACCTGATGGATATTCATATGATACTGACAATGATTGGTGGGTTCGTACATGGACTACTAATCAGGGTAAGGAATCAATTAGAGAGATATATCAAAAGTTAGAGAGTGGTAAATGGAATAAACTTATGATAGGATATGGTGATAGAGTATTTTATGAAGAAACAGTAGAAAGTTGCTGCATAATAGACAATACATATAGATATTCTCATAAATTACTTGAGATGGCTATTGACGATGAGTGAATTTCAATCAGACATACGTGATAAAGAGTATGATGAGGATGGTAATGAATTAGATAAGCATGGATTTAAAGTTAAAACTTATCCTGATGGACTAGAGTCAGTTCGCAAATCCGTTGAAAACTGTGAGCAATTATGTGGACTAGATAAGAAGGTGATGGAAGCACTGCTTAAGGGTGAGTGGAGTCAATATACCACATCAGATTGTCTTGGTAGGTATAGTAAGAAAATTGTCATCGAATACGACATTGGGAGGAAGAAGGATGACGTGGAGACAAAATGATATATGGTCTGTTTATGATGAGATGAGAGAGATGAGAGAACATCTCTTAAAAAGAATAGAATTGCTTGAAGATGATGTGGAACGCCTTACCATAGAGAATATGGATTATGCAAAGGAATTGTATCAGGTTGAACGTGGTTTAGATACTCGTATAGATACTCTAGTAGCAGAGATTTTTAAGACCACACTACATGAAGGACAAAAAAGCAGCAAAGAAGATTATCAAAAGGGCAAAGAAACATCCTGATTGGTACACTGCATCAGATATAAAGTATGCTAAGATGGTAAGACGACGTATTAAAGAGGAAGAAAGACTACATGATGAAGCAGAAGCAAGACTCTCTGAAAATCAATCAGAATAAAGATGGTTCATTTACTATGGATTGGGATAAACAAGATCCTAATTGGAAATGGTTAAATGACTTGACATCTAAAGAAATAGAAGTTATTATTCAAGAAGCAATTAAGTACGATGCCAATGTCGAATGATTTCAAGTCATATTCTTTGAACATGTTGCAAGATTCATTGAGAGATGTTATGCAATCTGAAGCAACTCCAGATGAAATATATGATATGATAACTCTTGAAGTTAAGCGTAACATGAAATATTATAAAGCATGTTACAACCATAGTGTAAAACTTCTTGCTTTATTAAGAGGTAATAATAATTCAAAATTAGAAGTAATTGATGGTGGAACGATGACAGTGAGAGATGTAACTAACTCACCTTCTGATTGGGATGATTTCTGGAAAGGAGATTTTTATGGAGAAGAATTTCATAAAGCATTACAGAAGTATGGATATGAATATACACCGCCGACTGCTGAAGAAAGGTTGAGATTTAAGTTAGATTCACCCTTCCTACATAATGATGTTGACTTAGATAAGGATTAATTATGGCATTATCAGAACAAGTTGAAGAATCACTACGTGATGCTCAATCAGAATTAAGAAATGCACTAGCATTTGCAGCACGTAGTGAGAAAGCATTTATTAGTATGCACATTGGCAAAATGATGCATGATATTGATAATTTAATCGATGTTCATGACATTGTTGAAAAGTTAGAGAATAGAAAGTTGGGTGGTAATGGAAAATGGGGTCCATTTCTTCATGGTGAATTGCCAGAAGATAATGATTGGGATGAATGAGGGTTAGGGACTATATTGGGAAGAAAATAATAGTCTATTATCATATTTGGTCTCCACCTGATACTGATATTTGGAAGATAGTAGTTGATGAGCAAATTAAGAGGTTGTATTCTTCTGGTATTCCAGAGATAGCAACTATAAAATGTTCTATTCATGGGGTACAAGCATCAAGGATTAAGCATTTTGTTTCATTGTATGATTGGATTGATATTATCGAGTGTATAGACAGTGATTCTAATGGTTTGTCTGAAGGCATTACTCTAAAATATCTTTATCAAGATTGTATTAATGAACATGCAGATAAGGTGATGTTTTTTCATAATAAGGGCATGAGTACCTATTGTGGAAATAGAATTGAATACTCCGACCGTTATATTCGTGCAGTTAATAGTTGGAGACATCTTATGGAGTGGGGATGTATTGATAAATGGAAAGAAAGTTTAGATAAATTGGATACTTATCAAGTAACTGGAGTTCTTAGGTGCTTACATCCATGGATTCATTTGAGTGGTAATTTTTGGTGGGCAAGAGCAGATTATATTACTACACTTCCTGATCCAACTAAACTTGAACATGATAAATTGTTTGGATTGATTGAGAGGGTAAAATTTGAACGGTGGGTAGGAAGGAAAGAACCCACAATTTTTAGTTTTTATGATCCACCATTTGATTATGAGACTGATGAAGGGTTTATAGGCATGAAACCTGATATTCAACCAACTCCAGAAGGGGAACCACCATGGTTTTGGTTGTATCGTGATGATATTCACCCTTACTACCTCAAAGGTTAATAAATATTGCACAAAGGAAAAGAGAATATTAAGAACTCTTTCTTTTGGTATAGATAATGTTATAGTATCAGAACATTTCTCCTAAAAACCAATGATCAACTTAGACGACAGGTATCATTCATACTTAACAAGTGGTAAAAAGTTTACTATTGATGGTGTTGGTGAGAATGTACGTGGTTATGGTTGGTTAGATGATGGTAAAGAGATTGTAGGACATTATGTCATCACGGATAATTATAAGTTACATTATGATATGGATGCTATCTTTGTCAGGATGGAAGCACTTAGAGGATTAGAAACCGCAGCAACGAAATAAATAATCATGACTAATTTTAAGATTTCAAATATGAGTACTCCAATTCCAGAACACGATTTGGACCATGAGGTCTATATTGAAGCAGATGGTAAAGAACATCCTAATCATGGGATGTTAGAATATACTAAAGCAGATTTAGAAATGCACAATGATGCTTTTCATGCTCATGAGGAGAATGAAGCAAATCCTGGAGACGGGAAGATAAATGATTGGCATACAAGACATCAAGATCAACATCTTGAAGTCTATTGTGATAATCATCCTGACGCATTAGAGTGTAGAGTTTACGACGACTAGGACAGTTTAAAAACTGGTTGACCCATCTTGCATTTGGTTGTAGGGTGGGTTATACTATGAGAAATTACCTGATAGTATGTCTGAAATCAAAGCAATTTTTCGGGATCATCTTGGTGAGATAGTTGAAGATGTTAATAAAGAGTTGTTAGATGATAGGATTGTAAGGTTTTGGCGTAGGGTTGGTAGTGATTTGACACTACGTGAGGTTCTTAATAAGTATTGGGAAGACAAGAGTGAATTTGCAGTTGATTTAGGAGTAACATTTGGTAAGATATTTGAGTTATATTTACCATTCAAACTGAAAGAGTTAGGATATAATGTAGTACCAGGCTTTTCATCTGCTGGTGATATGATAGAAGGTGATACTCACTGGGAAATTAAGACTGGACGTGGTAAATTTATACAGGGTGCTACACATTCACCTAAAGAAAAGAGTGCATTAAATCTCATTCAGGTATTATGGGATTGTCATTGGGATAAAACATTAAATGAAATAGATGCTAATGGTAAGTTTATTTCACATTTAAATGTGTGTGTTTTTAATAATGTTGTTGTAGATTCAGTAGGTGAGCATAGTAACAACAACTCACGCACAACATTACAGTTTAGAAGAGATAAGTATGATGAATGTGTTGATGCATGTGTATATGGTAACATCAAACAGAATAGAGTGAATGTTGCATTTGTTAAAGAATCGGTTTGACAAGAAGTAGTAAGTTTGTTATAATCCTTTTATCGCTTACTTATGTCATTGATTTATCATTGATTTAAGGACAGTAGAAAAATTATTCTATGCGGTACTTACAATACAACAAAGGAGTTGAATCATGGCTACTAAGACAAGAAATATTATGGAGATCATTGCAGATCTTCAATCCAAAGGTGTTAAGCAACAACTTGGACATATCGGGAAACTATTAGTATATGAACCATTATCACCTAGTGAATCAAAAGAATTACAAGTCGATTCATTATATCAGCGTTTAATATCACCAAATAAAATAAACAGTTACGGTACATTTAATTGGTCTTTATGTATTCCAGTAGTTGTTTCACGTCGTCCTGAGTCATTAGGTTCTATTCATAAGGGTAATTTTGTTATTGATGGACAGAATAAAGTTGTCAAGTACATATTAAGTGGAACTGATGATCCTCTTCCTGTAGTTGTATTGGAACATGATTCTGATTCAGATTATGACACTGTATTAAAGTCAGAAGCAGAACTTTTTAATCAATTAAATACTTGGGTTAAAAAGTTAGATACTATTGATAATCTTCGTTCTGAAGTTTGCTTTGGTGATGAATTTGCTATCCATGTTGAAAATACACTCAAAACTCTCAATTTAAGATGTAAACCAAATACATTTGGTTCTGAGAATGATGATGCTTTTGATTTAAAATCTTTTACTCATTTTTATTATTGTATAAAAGATGATTATACTGCTGATTCAACAGGTATATGTGAAATACAAAAAGCATATTCTTTTTGGAAAAAGATTTACATTAATACATCACAACTGATTAGTGAAAGTCTCCGACCAGGAGAAAAAGCACCTGTAATTGCAGATCATGTTAATGGTTCAGCGTTTCGTGCTGTTGCTCATTTATATCGCTTTATTGAGGAGGGATTGAACAATGGGAAACAGTCTGAATTCAGAAATTGGTGTATTGGAAACATTGCGAAATACTGGAGACAAGATAAACTTGTTAAAGGTTTTAGTGGATTTCAGTTACCACGTTGGACACTTGATCGTCTTATTGATAGGTACAATGAAGAAATTACTGATAGTGATGGTAGAGGGGCACAAACATTGGGTCCTGTAACTCTTTATGAAGCATCAAGAGTTGATGAGAAGTTTAAGTCTCCTGATGAGGATAGGTGGGCAAAAGTAGTTGCTGATTATCACAAGACACAGCAAAAAGGTTAATGAATATTAATACTATCTACAATCAATCTTGCATAACTGGTATGCAGGAAATGGATGAGAATAGCGTGGATATGTGCGTAACAAGTCCACCATATGATGACTTGAGAACATATAATGATAGTAGTAAGTGGGATTTTAATGTATTCAAGGATGTAGCGCAGGGTTTATATCGTGTATTGAAAGTTGGTGGAGTTGTTGTATGGGTTGTTGGTGACGCTGTAATTAAGGGTAGTGAAACTGGTAGTAGTTTCAGACAAGCATTATATTTTATGGAGTTGGGGTTTAAATTGCATGACACCATGATATATGAGAAAAATGGGTGTGCTTTCCCTGCTAGAAGAGATGGTAACAGATATTCACAAATCTTTGAGTATATGTTCGTGTTGAGTAAAGAGAGTAAACCTAAGACTGCACATTTAATATGTGATAAACCAAATAAGTGGGCAGGATGGACACAATGGGGTAAATCAGGGACATATAGGGATAAGGATGGTAATTTAATTGAAAGGCAACAGAAACCAACACCTGATTTTAGTCCACGCAATAATATATGGAGATATAACACTGGTAAGGGATACACAACTAAGGATGCCTTTGCTTTTGAGCATCCTGCCATGTATCCTGAGTTACTGGCAAAGGAACATATACTATCATGGAGTAATGAAGGTGATTTAGTATTGGATCCTTTCATGGGTGCTGGAACTACTGCTGTTATTTCTAAGGACACTAATAGAAATTTTATTGGATTTGAGATTGATGAAACATACTACAATCTATGCCAGAGGAGACTGACAGAACATGTACCAGCTAAGGAAGTGGTACAAGAGGTGTCGAATCCGTTGATGGACTTGCTATAATAGATACATGGGAAACAAACCTAGGCATCTAAAGACCTGGGTTTTGTTTCTCTCACCTCTATTTCTTCTTACAAATGGCAACACGCTCAAGAATTGGCATCGAACTTGTTGACGGTGCTATCCTATCAGTCTATCACCATTGGGATGGTTATCCACAGTGGTTAGGGGTTGTACTTGAGAGAAAGTTTAATACAAAAGAGAAGGTAGCAGAATTAATTGATGGTGGAGACATTTCCTGCTGTGATTCTGATAAAGATTGGGATAATCAGGGTTGTGAGCACCATGTTCTCTATTATAATGCACGTGGAGAGAACACAGAACCACGTTTGGATCTGACAATTCAGGATTATTTTGAGAATAATGAGGAGTATGCCTACATCTTTACATCGGAGAATGTATGGCAGTGTTATGATTTACATCCTACTATACCACAGAATGTAGTGATTCCTGAGAATCATCCTTCTGAACTGTCAGTTTAAGAAGTGTCACAAGGGGTGCTGCAAAGCACCCTTTTTCCATTATAATAGTCTTATAAGCAATCAACCACCACAATGACTGCAACTCCTTCAAAAGAAGTCCTTTCAGATAAGGACATGCACAAGTTTGCCCAAATCGGGATGCAACAAAGGGTAAAAGAATGGTGTGTCGACCTTATGCGTGTTTTGGATGCTGACTTTGAACGTCAGTATGGATTGACTCGCTTACAGCAAAAAGGTAGATTCATTATGGAAACTGGACGCAAGTATCATAGAATCATCTTTGAGAAAGGTGTCCATGCTTTTGTTGACAAGAATACTGGACAAGTTTACAAACCTGCTAGTTGGAAAGGTCCAGCAAAGCATGTAAGATATGATTTGCGTATCATTAGAGAACGTGAAGCATGTTACAACAATGCTGATTGGGCAGGAGGATACTTATACAAATGAGTAAGGATATGACTGGAAGGGAGAAATTAGTTTTTCTCCTTTCCTTCTTTTGGGCAATGCACTGGGCAGTGCGTCTCATCTACACTATTTTCTCCACACTTGAATTGAGGTATTTTTAATGATGGATTTTGAATGGGCAGTCACAAGTACCTTTAATTTTGAAGAGGATACATGTGTCAACTTCTATGAATTTGCTAATGCCAAGGATTATGCAAATATTTGGACAAAGGAAGTTGGTTCAGTCTACCTATGGAAATTGACTGACGGAAATCCTATTAAATGGATGGAGGTAAACTAATGACACTTCTTACATCAGGAAATTGGAATTCTACGACTCAACGTGGAATCACTGGTAAAGTTTATGATTTCATGTGTGAGAAGTTTCCACAAATCAGCACTGTCGATATTGAAGTCCATCAAAAAGACTTAAGAGAGGATGGTGTATTTGGTTGGTGTGAGGTTGATGAGGATGGAGAGTATTTCATTCAGATTCATAATAAGTGTCTGGATGATGTTTATGTAACGACATTAATCCATGAATTAGTGCATGTCAAGCAAACCATTGGTGGATTACTGGATGATGAGAGAAGAGAAGAGGAGGCAGACATATGGGAGAAAATATTAAGAAAAGAGTACTTTGAGAGAGAATGTGATAAAATACATGTAGTAACAGCATCACCATCACCCTTATTCCCATGAAACGTTTATTCGTGCCTCAAAAAGTGAATAAGCACACCAGAGCAAGCAAGTATCAAGGTAGAGAGATTGAATGTCCGAAATGTGGACAAACTCAGACTGTTTATCATTTTGCCTGGAGTGCATTAGGATGTCAAAGATGTAAAGAAATGGTAGACAAGTATGATTGGATGCTGGTATAATCTCATTATTCAGTTCCTACAATCCCACAAAACCAATGAAAGTCAATTCAGTACCAAAATCAATTGAGCAGTACATCAAAGAAATTGAAGTACAGGCAAAAAAACCATTAACCGAACAAATCAATGATTTAAAGGTGTATGGTGCGACTCTATTAACAAAATTGGATGATGTGATTCATTCATTGGACGATGGATTTGATTCTGATAGGGTAACGTGCTCTATTGATGATGTAAAGGTTGATTGTGATAAGTTAGGTGAAGAGGATGTTGTTGTAGACCAGGAGCACTTCTAATCATGCAAGCACTGAGTATTGTAGGACTGGTTATTGTTCTTGGAATTGTTGGTGGAGTTTTCTTTATGAACCTTTACAATCCACATTAGATATGGTAAAATATCTGTACATTGTTGATTACTGGGTTCCTTTCCCACAATCAGAGTATGGTGGAGTTGTCAGTGTCATTGCCGAAGATGACAATGAATGTTTTGCCATTCTACATAATGAAGAACAGTTTCATGATGGATACGAGCATCAAATTTATCATAGTATTGCCGAGGCGCAAAAGTATGAATTAAAGGATGTACATCATGAATCAGGAATTATCGATGCATTTGTAACTTAGGAGTATTATAACATGACTGATGAAAGACGCTACAAAATCCAAGAGTTAGTCACGACTGGATGGGAAGATATGGCAGAAGACGATTCTTTCAATCTAACAAGGGAAGAATGTAGTACCAGACTCAAACTCTATGTTGAGGCAGGAATAGCACCAAATCGATTAAGAGCAGCAAACTACGATCCAACCTAACCTTATCCTATTGCTTTTGTCATGTATGAACCCGAAGTTAATGATTACGTGATATGGGAAAGAGAAAGTTGGACGGGTATATTAAGAGATGAGGGATGGGTCTATTTCAAATGCCCAGTCATCGAAGAAAAGAAAGGGTTTACCAATCACTCACGTTATATAACAATAGAGACGGCAGTTTTTGATAAACCAGTGAATGACTTAGCACCGTCTAATGGACATCCAACTCAGAATCCACATCGAAAGATACATTCATTATTATTATGTTATGAGCAGTACTGGGGTGAATTAAAATTTGTAAAAAGAAGAGAATCAAGTCGCTGCGAACATTATTCACAGTATGATGACAGAACCTAATAATAAAGAAGAATTTCCTAGTATACCAGAACAGGCATCTAACCTAGCAAAGTTTACGGTAAGTGTCGTAAAACAGGCAGTTATAAATGTAACGGATGAAGATATACTTGTCCCTTCATCTAAGATTAAAGAAAGAATGGACATATGTAAGGACTGTCAGTACTATTCATCCAAACAGAATCGATGCCAACAATGTGGATGTTGGTTAGTCCATAAAGTTAAGTTCAGTCAATCAAAATGCCCCATCAACAAATGGTAATATGCTAACCTATCTCCCATCACGCTGGAATAAAGGAATTGATTATATTCATATTGATTTAAGAACGCAAGAACAAAAGTGGGATAGTATCAATCGTCAAATTAAATTTATCCTACATGAAAATTATATTATTGATACGGTATGGTATTTAAACGAATGACCATTTATAACCATAGGAATAACACCATGGTTGATTCTTTTTAATATTGAGACTAATACCACTCACGGCACTATAATTCCCAGTACCCTTAATATGAAATGATGCCTCACTGATACTATCGAAATAAACAACCTCGGTACTCATACCAACAGCAATACCCTTAATACGTTTCTTACTCTTGGATGCACTCATTTTCCCTAATTTGCTATAGTATTCATGTCCCCGATTCTTTTCTGTAATCTTAATTCGATTAAAGGGAACTTTCTTACCATCACTAAAACGAAACAACCACCATTTCTTACAATGACATTTAGCAGTACGTGGACTATCTAAACTTACTTTGACATTAGCATTTGCCTTTCTATCATTCTCTATATCCTCGGCACAATCTGCCTGACTATGCCATTCTTTATATTCACCCGTAATAGAATGATAACCATATATCCTACTACGTATTCTTATTTGTTTATCCTTACCCCATTCTTTTAGTTTATCACCCTTATATGTCCACCTATAACCATGTGATTGAAAACATGTACCCCTTATACATTGTCTAATACTATTTGCATCTGATAATGTATGA